CCTCCTCCTCATCAAAAAAAAAAGCACAAGCCATTTTTTTTCAAAAAGTATTTCAGTTTTTTTTTCAACGACGAAGAAAGGTTTTCAAAATTGCCATTTTTGACTCCGGAAATCTCTATCAATCGGTACTTTCGTCAAACACGCGAATAGCTTTCGATAAAGTAAACAAAAAAATGGAAAAAACAAGAGGATATTTTTGAAGGAAGGGAAGCGAGCCGCACAACGTTGACCGCGCGCGCACGGTGGTAGTTGAATACTCTGACAATAAGCCATGTCTAAAGAAAGCATGCAGCGAAGACTCGGACGGGTTGTAGAACTCGTCGATAAAGAGGCGTACAAAGAGAACAGTACCATCGGTGACGGCGCATACGTGAATATCATGAACGAGTTATTGTCACTTCACAAGGATGCGTCACAGGAGAACACGGTGAAGCGCCTGATATTTAAGTCGGATGTCTTAAGGAACGATGTCTCGGTGACGGACGATCATTTACGTGATCTTGATTCATTCGTGGACTCTGTAGAGAACATCATGAGAGTGGAGAGGAGTATCGAAGAATATGAAGCGGATAAATCACAATGGGAAGAAGGTAAAAGAGTCGACTTCAAAATACTCGAAAAATATGAGGAAGATGCGGTTATGTCGTACGTGATTGAGAAAACTGGATTTAGGTTGTTTGACGACTCAGGTCGATACAATGTCGAGTGGTTGAAGCATGTGGTGGAAGATGTTGGAAACGAGCGAGATTTTTTAGAGAAGCAATTTTTGCGACTGGATGAGTGGTATAAGAAAGAGCTGCGATTGGAATACGTTGGACTCGAAATTTCTTGGTCTAGTTTGAAAGCGGACTGGTTTGAATGTCAGTACATGTTGAACTTCATTGAACGTACTTACAAATCGATCGAATTCATACGAACGCATAATGTGGACAGTATCACAATTTAAATGTAATTAATATCACGTGTTTTACAACTTTATGTCAAATTTCAAAGAGATATCCTGTACATCTGCGTAATGTCCGGCGATTTTTTCTTTCAGGTCTCTTGTCAACACACATGTTTTAATATCGGAAAGGCATTTAATAGTGTCAGGACAGATTGGCTGAAATATGTGATAGAAAGCGTCTTTCTTACAGTCTAAATCCATAGAATTGATAGCAATTTTAACGACAGTTTCAGCAATAGTCGAATGTAAGTACCTGTGACTGAGATAATCGGCGATGAATAGTTCATTAATGAAGGAGCAAAGATTATAGATATCTTTGTCCATAACGTCAAGTTCAACAAGAAACATAATTAGGAAGGTTGCACAATTTGGTTGAACCAACTCAAAGTTCAATAAGGACAACACATGTGTTTCTTCCGAGAGAAGTTCTTGGTTAGTGAAACCGTGCGTATCCATCGAGTTAATGTAAAGCTTATAGACGTTCATATCCGACTTATCTCTTACTTCATCCATTTTAGAGCTCAGGACCAGACAAACGATGGATGTTTTGTGTGCTTCTCGCCATTTGTATTGCTGTCTGCCGAGACACCGCTCAAACAGGCAGATGCCTGCGATGATGTGTTCGGATGATAAGCTCAACTTGTGACCAACTTTAAATATCCATTTTATAATTGACCGTCTTTGATCGTAATCAATTCCCGTTTGAAATCCCATAAGGTCTCTAATCGGTCGCCGATGAGACTGCAAATAAAAGTTACTTTCGTAATAATTGGAATCGCATATATCTTTAGATCTGAAATATGATACATAATCATTGCACTTTTGTGGCGAAATTTGTTGAATGAGGGGCCTCTTCATAACGGGCGATAAAAGCTCTCTATTTTTCACTTTTTTCCGCTTTGTTTCGAGATGGGCTGTCGGGCCGTAGCGAGCGATGCCGTCTTCGCGACACAACAGTTCATGAGCTTCGATGTCGCATGTCGATGACATGCGCTTCAGCAAATTCCCTCTGCGCACAGGGGGAGCGGCGGTTCCAACGATGCTTAGCTTGGACAGCATTTGGAGCGTTTTCGTTGTTAGGCGCGCGCGATGAAGTGGAAAAAGTGCTGATGAACTGGCGATGATCTGTCAAAAAGTTCCACAGCGTGGCACTTACATGATAAATTTTCATTTTTCGGCTTTAATTATTTTTTTCTTTCATTATTTCATGGACCACCTGCACTGCCCAATCACACGATTAATGTTTCGCGAACCAGTTATGGTCGTGGATTCGGGACATACTTACGAAAGTGACGCGATAATGCGACACTTTAGAAAAAATGGATATTTCGACCCGCTTACGAGAAATATGGTTAGGTCTAACCCATTAATTATCACGAATTATGTCGCACGGAAGGGTGTACAAGCTTGGCTCGATGATAATATAACCTCTACACCAGATGGATGGCCCAATCGGGAAGTGCCGCCGTGCCGCCAAATATCGTTTCGTCCATTCTCCGCAAAAGCGATATGGAAGCGCAGGTTGGGCCAGCTATTGGTATTGGTCCTTGTGAGATTCGCAAAATGAATCAACCCCAGAAGCGAAATGTGTTTCTTGTCGGAAGACTGGCCTGGACTTTATCCGCAGCGCTACTTTGCAGTTCTTTCGGCGGGCTGCGGGGAGTTCCGCAACTGACGGTAAACCTGATTCTTTTGATATTTGATCGGACGACGTGATGAATGGAGTTGATGTGTTCTCATTCTCCATTTATAATCTCTGCGCGAGTCGTAGGGCCTGCGCGAGTCGTGAGGCCTGCGATGTGCGTATTGTTATGCGGGACAGGGGTGCCCCGTTTTCTCCCGTAAATTTCGGAGGGGTGCCAAGATCACCAAATGGCGTGACATCTTCTTCAATGAAGTTCAATACAAATATTTATAAATGTTCGGATTGTAATTGAACTTATAAAACAACTAATATCACACACAACTTTGAGCCAGGAAGCGATGCGCACTGAAACACGCATAGGCCATCACTTCTTGGTGACTGTGAAACACGATTGGAAACTTTACCACGTGCCCCATGAAAGGGTCCTCAGCTGGTGGTTTTGGAAGTATGCGCGGCAGTTTTGCGCGTTTTGCGACTGGTTCATTTTCAGTTTTAGAAGCTGTTTTTCTTTTATGCGCCATCTTGCCCACTTTTTCACGGCTGGAGCTATCAGATTCGACGGCACTGTGCAAACCTGATAAGCGGATAGCATGCTTGGCACGCATGGACTTCTTAATAGCGTTGATATCACTTCCCTGAACTGCGTATACATAGATGCCCTGCTTGATTCGGACATATGTGTTATCTGTACTCAAAGCGTGCGAAACGGATGCCCTCGGCGTCTGACAACGTGTAAAATCGTACGCACGGTTCTCCGTGATCACATCAATTACGTCGTCAATAGACACTGGGGTGTTCACCTTGTGTTTCATGACATCGTACACCACCTCTTTGAGAGTCACGGGGTTGAGCATGGTTTCGGTGCTGTGCGCGTATACGTGTAACTGTCCACGAGCAGAAGCCATATGGAAGATATTTTTTGGTTTTTTTTATTGATTTATTTGCTTTCTCCAGGGACTTCTTGATTGTCGTCGCTACAAGTTGTAATTTGTAATATGGGTTTTTTTCGAAAAAGGCTTAAAAAGTATTCGTCATGTATCTTCATAGATATGGATATATTTGAAATAGATTATGATAACTTAGTTGTGAATAAAGTCAAAGTAAAAGATACGACAGTTTTCTATTTCGACAATTTTTACAAAAAACCTGAAAAGGTATTAGAGCTTTATGAACAGAATGCAGACAAATTAATGGTTAATGATGATGAAAAATATCCAGGATCAAGAATGAATTTAGTAGAACTGGTCGGGAAAGAATACATGTATGAACACTTGGATGAAGTAAAAAATTTGCTAGTTTCCAACGGTTTTGACGCCAGTAAATTTGTTCCCAACGTCGGGCCGGATGGGAATTACCTGCCAGATGCTGTCTCATTATCGAAGCTGGACATGCAAAATATCAAAGCATTCAAGGTGGGACAGTTAAAGAGTCAAGGAACCACAACTAATCCACATACCGACGGGAGTCCAAGAATCGAACCACACTCATTAATCGCAGGAGTATGCTATCTTTCGAAGCATGTTCATGGCGGAACTGGTCTGTACTACAACAAACTCTTGAAAACACACCGTATCGATCGATCATTTGAGATAAGGGACGCTGTGAGTTTATGGAACAAAATATCACAAGGGACCGAGGACATACAGGAATTGGGGGATATAGTTGAGAACCATTTCATAGAGCGCAGTTTGAAAATAATGCCCAACGAAGCTTCGGAAAATTGGACAAGTAAAGGAAATAAATACTTTGAACTTATACATCTTTTCCCTATGAAATTCAACAGGATGATATTTTACGAAGGAAATTTAATTCATTCCATTTACATCGAAGATGAAGGATTCTACAAAACCAACGACCGCATCACAGCAAATATGTGGCTCCCAATACAATGGAACGAAGTTGACCGTCGAGAATGTCCGTTATCTGAAGAAATTTTGGAATACCTTGACGAATTGACCATCAAATTCAGCAATGAGCGAGACTTTAGAATCCTGTGAGATTTTTCCACATTTTTTATTTTTGTTCCAAAAGTGCCAATCGTTCCAATACAGACTGAACCGTTATTTCCAAAGTTCTAACCTTTTCTTTTTCTTGCTGCAATTGACGATCGACTTCTTGCAAGGCAGCGGTTGCGATGGTGAATATGGCATTCTTGTCGAGGTTGTGAAAATCTGAAACTTTCTGACCATACAGAATTGTTCTATCATTTTCAAGGAATGATGAAGGATTCATGAATTTTTTACATGTGAATGTAAAAGAATCAATAACTTCCTTTATTTCGTTATTCAGGTGGTGTAAGTGGTTCGCTGTAAATACGAGTTGATCATACTTCCCTTCAGAGTCTTTCGACAAATCATTTAAGTCAAATTTTACTTCAGCATTCTCATACCCACATTTGAATGAATTATCTGAACGCTCGTCTATAACTTTATTTAAATCATACGTTTCCTCTATAGTGAACGTCTGCTTCGCGTACCTATCTTCCTCTTCTTCGCAAACGTCTCCAGCGTGATCTTCCAAAAAGTGGTACTCCGCTTGTTGTTCAACACTTAATTTGTCGTACTCCTCGGGCGTTATCATTTCCGTCTCAACCGCACACACCGACATTATGTTGGGAATGTGGTTGTTGTCGGTATCTTTCGTCTGACCTATCCTAACAGCATATGGAAGTACTTCGGCCACTTCTTGTGCGATAAAACCATAAACGGTTTCACGGGACTTCTGACTGAAAACGGGTTCGCTGTACTTGTATGTGCTTGGCTTTAGTCTTCGAAGCTTATCTAGCGCTTCACTGTCGTCTATTGACTTAATATCTTTCTTTATGCGCGAATCCGATTGAAAGTTAATAGAATAACCAGCGAAGAAAGTGTGCGCAGCAACACCCCCTCCATCAAAATTTGCCGCGATATGTGCAGCATAGTAATTTCCAGCAAACGTAGAAAGTCCACTCCAGGAGAGTAGACGGCTGTTATAGTAGCTGGAAGTAGAAACTGTCCCAGCTGCATAATACGAAACATCAATGGGTGCTTTGGGATCACTGTTGCCAAACGCGAGGTAACCGTTGTCATGCATGCGTATTTTGTCAACGTTACCGCAACGAAAGTGGAGAGTCTTTGCAGGAGCCATGTTCACAAATGTATGTCCATCGGAACTTACTAACATGCCATAATCACCTTCACCGAGTTTGGACCTATGACCGAACGCGGCATGATTATCGTGGACAATAAATCCAACGGCAGACGGTCCGAAATACGACGCCTGGTTTTGGTGTAAAGAATTCACAAACCTCGTATATACGGCGGAGTATTGATATTCCCACGAACCCAATGCAATACCACCATTGTTGTAATTACCATTGCAATCTGTTGGCCAAATTGCGGCATTGGTGAAATGGAAACCTGAGCCCAAACCTGAATAATTTCTTCTAATCGTACCAGCATTGTCTATATACATCTTATTGTTGTTATCATAGTTCCACGATTGGGAACCTTGGGTGTATATGGACCCCCTAACATCGGTATTTCGTCCCAAATTGATATTCCCTGCACTATAGTGATTCAAATACAATGTACCGTTTGCGGCACTGTCCACATGCAAGTTTCCATTGCTGGCTCTTACGCGTGAAATATCATTATCGCTAGAGCTTGACCAACCGCCTACATACAACCAGGCTGAATAACTTTGATTCTGCACTTTTATCGAAGGTTCATCTGATTTCGACCAAGTCAGGTTTACGTTCGTATTAACCGTACTATCAGCGTCTTTTCGAATATATCTATTGTCGAGTCCAAGTGAGCTTATCATTCCCGAAGCAGTGTTTTTCCTCAGGTAATTATCTGTGCTCGAATAAAAAGTGTTGTCACCATTTCTGTCCCCTCGTCCGTGGCTCATATTCAGGTGGTTAGCGTAAACATGATCTGAACATCGAATGCTTCCAGTCACATCCAATGGCCATTCGGGATCAGTCCTTCGAATACCAACGTTCCCTGCATGAGTAATGCACAATCGACTATGCGCTTTGGATGCGCAAGTATCATCGTTCGCATCTGGTCCTACACAAAAATGTAGAGCACTTCTTCCATACACCCCTGCACCTCCATGTGAAGTTCTTGGAGTCGCAACAATAGCACATTTAGCTTGAACTAAAGAACCACTATTATTTCTTCCTCCAAAATAGAGGGTTCGATCGTCAGTATTATGTGAATAACCATCACCATGACTCAATAAAATGTTTCCATTGACTTCAAATTTCTGTGAAGGATTTGTACTTCCGATACCGACATTGCCTTTATAAGGTTGTAAACATAGATTATAACGACCTTCATCACCATTTGACCATGCATCAAGATCCGATTGCCATGATCTTCCATCAATCTGAGTCTGTAAACCGATTCCCTCTTCACCATAGCTCTGATTTATTCCGAATATATTAAGGACGCCATCCTCACCTGCAACATACCTCGATATAAGACTTGTTGTTCCACCAGCTTGTCCGGTAAGATCCGCTCCATGAACTTCTAAAGGTGCACCAGGATTACTTGTTCGTATTCCTACGTTTCCGCCTTTAGGATTTAAGCAAAGTTGAAATGCATCTGCGTCAGCGATGCTCGGATTGACACCGGAGGGAGGATCGGTACTTTCATTTTTGTATGCCTGTATATTGAAACGCTGTGCAGAACCACTGCCCTCAACCCACAACGCACCCAAACCTGCTGCGAAGTCACCACCAAGAATTGTCAAACCACCATCTGGGGTTTGTGAAGTACACTTTATTTGAAGTCGCCCGTGGCTCGGATTCGTCGTTCCGATACCGACGTTTCCAGATGAGCTAATATGCATACGTTGAGCATTCTGTGTATAAAAAGACAAACCTACTGAGGCGGTACTAACATCGGCTATGTACGGTGAGTTTCCATTCATTGACCCAATGACCACACCCGCGTCGTTGGTGCCCGGAATCGCAGTAGTTGCTCTAAATGACGCGATTGCATTGTCTGGAGTTCCAGATAACGAGTTATTACCGACAACGTCGAAGGGTACTTTTGGATCTGTTGTACCGATACCAATATCACCGTTAGAACTTGTAATTCCATCAACACCAGCTGCAATATTTATATCTGCAGAACCGTCAAAATCAGCACCATTAATCTTTCTTGCTGCTCGAAGTCTTGTTGCAGTATCAGCATTACCTGACAAAGCACCATATAGGTTGTCACAGTACAACTCTGACCCCAATTCTTCGAAGTCGTCATCTGTGTAGCTACTAAAAACTTCGTTGAAACTAGGCGCTTTGATGTCTTTCAACATCTGTACATATCCGAACCAATGAGATAGTTTCATTTCATTCACAGTGGCGACACCTGCGTGCGCGAGAGCAGCATCTATCGTGACTTGATGGCTGGCATGGCCCTCTTCTTGACCTGCCTGTAAAATCGCAGCCGGTACGACGTTTTTTTTGCGTTTTCTTAATTTAATTTTTCCTTCGAATAATGAGACAAGTGTTTCGTCTCCCAACCAAAATGAATGATCGCTTATGTTTATTGCTGATAATTCCGAAGTATTAGAGACTGATAAATGGCCATCTAAGTTAAATCCTCCGGAATCGATTTCTCTCAAATGAAGTGTCATTGATTTGATATTTAAAAATAATTTTTAGTATTCAAATTGAACGTCGTAACATATATAATTACGAATTTTCCGACAATGTTTCTATCAATTGTGCTTTATTACCCTTAGTTGAAAGGCCTTTGTCCTTTAACATCTTTTTCAAGTCTGCGAGTGATTTCTTATTCAAGTTTGAATCAATTTCAACAATCTTTTCAGTCACATCTACTTCGCAATCGATTGGATTTTCGGTAGTTTCGCGGCTTTCATCTTCTGTTTCTCCTTCTTCATCACTGTCTTCACCGGTGTCATTACTTAAAGCGGGCTCGTTATCAGCGACGACTCCCCTATCATCAGAAGTTACTTCCGAGAAGCCCATACCACCTTTTACAGTACATTCTTCTTCTTTCGAAGCGGTCAGTTTTTTCATTATCTTGTCGATATCGACGGAATCTATCGATACTTCGTCATCTTCAATATGTTCTTGGAAACTGACTTCAAAACCGACTGGGGTGCCGCCAGCTGATTCTGGGATTTGTTGAGGTTTCTTAACATCGTCTTTTAAATTCGAAACGTCTTGTTTCAGCAAAAGTAGCTGGCGTTGTACAGATGATATCATTCGATATATTAAGAATCCTCCGACAACAAATACTACTATGATCATAAGATTTTGATAATTTGGTTTTTTTATTTTCATTTGAGGTACATTGGTTTTAAAAGCGGGCCGTGGCATTTCTGTTTACAAATAAATTTCCAGAGCTTTTTTCTACGCGTCTGCGTCGTATATCAAAATATTTAATCCGACCATATTGTACGAATCGAATATGAATTTATTAAATACTAAACATTTCATGAGCGCGCCGAAATTGTGTGTGAAAAGGAGGCGATCCAGGGTCGTTTTAAATGGCACTTCATCGGGTGATCCGAATATTTCAGAACCGGAATCTTCTGAAATTGGAGCAACAAACAACTTTACATTGTTTGTTAAAAAAATAAGGAATGATGAAATATCGGACGTGTATATTACTTCTGGTTCGGAGGATAGGGTTATTTATCAAAGCAAGGTTTCCAAAGACGATGATCACGAATTCGTAAAAACAAATGTCATTGTATCTGACAGTCTATTTGAAGAGATGATAGATCACGACGTACAAATCCATTTACAAGACGCGAGTTTTATGTCAAGTGGAATATTTACAATTGTGCTGGCGGCGTTTGTATACTCTGTGTTCTTTCGCTTCATATCTGCATCATTATTACCATTCCAGTCAGGTGAAAACAAAGAAATGTACAAAGAAGTTGATAAGACAGACGACGGGGTTAAACTCAGTGACGTAGCTGGTATTGACGAAATTGTTGAAGAAATTGCCGAGTTTGTTGATTTTCTGAAGAATCCTGCGAAATATCATGAAGCGGGCGCTAAGATTCCAACCGGTTGTCTTTTATATGGTTCACCTGGGACAGGGAAAACAATGATAGCTAAAGCTGTTGCCAATGAGGCAGATGTCCCTTTCATTTCATGCTCCGCATCTGAATTTGTTGAGTTATTTGTTGGTATGGGTGCCTCAAGAGTGCGAACACTTTTTGAACAGGCGAGAGATAAGGCCCCTTGTATCATTTTCATTGACGAGATCGACAGTATCGGGAAAAAAAGAACTGGTGGCAATTCTGGAGGAAATGACGAAAGGGAGCAGACTCTAAATCAAATTCTGACTGAAATGGACGGATTTAAATCTGCTGAAAAACAGGTTGTAGTATTCGGCGCTACGAATAGACTCGATACTTTAGACGAGGCCTTGATCAGACCAGGAAGATTTGACCGGAAAATCAAGGTCCCGATGCCAAATACAATGTCGAGAAAACAGATACTCAAAACGTACATAGATAAAGTCAAAACGACTGGGATTAACTTAGACAAGTTAGCATCGAGGACACGAGGAATGGCCGGAGCTGACCTGATGAATGTCGTAAATGAGGCTGCGATAATGAGCGTGAGACAAAGGTCATCTAGTATAACTGTGAAGCATTTCGAACAAGCAATAGAAAAAATTTCCATAGGGATTCCCAAGCAAAATAATCAACATTCTGCAGGGGATAGTTATCGGGTTGCCATACACGAGCTCGGGCATGCATTTATCGGTTCGCTTGAGGAAGATTTCGATGAGGTAGATAAAATCAGCATACTTTCCGTGGGAGACGCAGCCGGGATCACTTCATTTATACCGAAGGAAACGAGTGATTCTATGTTTACATACAAATATTACATTCAAAAGATTAAAGTTGCACTCGGAGGACACGCCGCCGAAGATGTGATATTCGAACATATTAACATAAGTTCTGGTGCAACTTCAGACTTTCAACAGGTTTCCTCTATCGCATACCACCTGATCAAAGATTTGGGATATTCTAAGTTGATCGGAAAGCTGTCTTTATCCGAAAAGCCAATTTCTGATCACACCGAGACCATAATCGACCAAGAAGTAAGACAACTGGTAGATAAATGCTACTCAGAAGTGAAACACGTGATCAAAATGAACAAACCGTTCATTAAATATGCTGCCGAAGAACTTGTGAGTAGGGAAGTGATGACCGGATCAGAATTAAATGAACTTTATACTTCACATAAATCATAATCATATATCCGATGTTGAATAGTATACCATCTGAATTCCAAGCTTATCAATGAATGATTGACAAACGCGACAAGGCTTACTGTATTTCAATGGATTGTCCATCGAATTTGTTCCTATCCTCACTACCATAAGTTTCGCTTGTTTCAATTCCGACCTGTTCAGTATTTTTTTTGCTTTCATCAGAGCATTGACTTCTGCATGAACACTTGTCAAAGAAAACGGTTCGACTTGTTTGTTATAACCCGTCGCCACCACCTTATTTTTATGTATGATAACACAGCCGTGTTTCTGACTCATAGCAGACTTCTTCGCTTCCGATGCGGCTATCGCAACGAATTCGTCTAGTCTTTCGCGCGGTTTATTTGATAAACGTTCTGTGTCAATCCTATAATACGTCGAAGGCACCCAATTCTTGGCATGCGGTGGCGGACACGCCAAACATGTACCCGTGCGCAGCATCTTTTTGGACACCTTTTCACGGAACTGTCATATAAAGACATTTCCTTTTTAAGTGTTTTTCGCATAAGTCGGAAAAATGATATAAAAATACATTTTATGAATGTAGACATAGCACGATGGACGATAAATCCGTCATACGAGCATTCGACACGATCAATCAAATGCTTATCGACAGAAAAACAATTAAAGAGGAAGATAGAAAGACACTCGCGGAAAATAAAGACCGAGAAAGCATATCTTGTGAAACAATTGGAGATGTACACGTTATGTTTTATCTCCATAATAAATTCACGACGAAAGATTTCTCCCCTTCCTGGGAGGGTGGGTTTGAAAATACCGTAAAAAAATCCGCAAATCCTCATCTCATTTTCGTGTATAAAGATAAATTCACGACCGCTAACGAGAAAACATTGCGAACAAAGGTCCAAGACAAAGACAAAGACAAGGACAAAGATAAAGACAAAAATAAAGTGAAAATTGAAACATTTTGTATCAAAAACCTACTTTTCAATATAACAAAACATGAACTCGTACCTAAGCACGAATTACTAGATCTAGAGGAGGCTAAAAAGATCTATGATAGATACTCTATTAAAGATAATCAGAAGGTTTTGAAACTGCCTTTATTGATAACTAAAACTGACCCAGTTGCGAAGTACTACGATTTCAAACATAAAGATTTAGTAAAAATAACACGACCTTCTTCTTCTATTGGTGAAGCAATATCTTACAGATATTGCGTATAGCTGGGCTGGTGCGAAATGATATAAAAACTAGCCTCGTTATAAATTTCAATGAATATATTGTCGTTTGAACAAGAAGAAATCAAGTCTATTTTTTTGCGGGGAGAATCAATATTCATCACCGGAGCCGGGGGGACTGGAAAGACTCATTTGATCGGGGAATTGATAAACTCAACATGCATGAAAGAACCTGAAAGTGTTATTACTGCGTTGACAGGTTGCGCGTCCATTCTAATTCACGACAGCGCAAAAACTCTCGCTTCGTGGTCAGGGATTGGGATCGCGAATACGGAAGATGATAAAATCATAGAACGCGTGCGGAAAAATAAATTATACAGGAAAAATTGGTCGAGAGTTCAAGTTTTATTTGTTGACGAAGTGAGCATGTTGTCAAAACGCACTTTCGAACTTCTCGATAAAATTGCTAGGAAAATCAGAAGGTGCGATATGTTGTTCGGTGGAATTCAAGTGATATTCTGTGGAGATTTCTTTCAATTGCCTCCAATTCCAGATGAGTTTGACAAAGGAATTCATTGTTTCAAATCACCTGTATGGAATGCATTATTTGGCGATAATCAATTTGAATTGACAAGGAATTTCAGGCAAGAAGATGGAGATTATTTGGAAATCTTAAAAGATATCCGATACGGAAAGATCAGTAAAAGGACTAAGAATAAAATCGAAAGCCGAATCAACGTGCAACCACCAGCGGATTTGAATTGCGTCGAATTATATGCAACGAGAAATAGAGTCGATATGATTAACGAAAAGTTTAACAACCAATTGGAAAATGGCCCTAATGTATTCAACCCCATATTGATCGATGTAAACGGCTTTCCGGTTGATCACGAGAAATACAAATCAATCATCAGATGTAATTCGAGTGCATCATTTCGCGACAAGTCGTTGATTCTCAAAATTGGTAGTCAGGTCATGTGTACAGTCAACTTAGACATGCATTCCAAAAATCAAAAAATCGTGAACGGTTCCACAGGAGTTGTTATGAAATTCTCTTCAGATGGATTCCCAATTGTAAAATTCACAAATGGACGGATTCACAACTTTCTTCCGCACACGATTGAATTTGAGGCGCTTGGAAAAACTTATTTGTTCAAAACGATGCCCTTGATTCTTTCGTGGGCCATCTCAATTCACAAATCGCAAGGCGCTACGTTGGATAATGCGATTATTGACTGTGGGAATTCTATATTTGAAGCGGGACAAATATATGTCGCGCTATCAAGGATTAAAACTTTGAAAGGTTTGTACTTGAAAGGATTCGATTTTTCAAAAATTATAATTAAGAAGTCGGTTCTTGAATTCTACCACTCACTGAAAAGTCCGCATTAGTGTTATTAGATTTTTGCGATTATAACTTCTTTCTTCAAGCCTTTCACGCAAATTTTATTTATGCGCGCGTAGATGTCCCTCAATTCAGATATCGTTAAATTCTCTGCAAGTTTCTTTGAGAGATACTCGCCATATTTCTTTTCAGTGTAGATTGTGGACTTAAAACTATAATCAAATCTGTTTTCGTTTATATTGAGGTGCAGATTGTTCTTGAATTTATTGTCAACAATTGCTTTTGTCTTTTCATTCACAATGCAGACCAAGTTGCAATTAATCAATTTTGAAAAGAATGTCATACAGTTTGGGCTGTCGCATAAAAGCATCTTACCATCCAAAATATCGACAATTTGTCCTTTCAGCTTTCTATGTGTCTTTGATATACTCTTCAAATAATCTGTACTGTTTTCCAGTTGGTTCACGAATTCTTTATAAAATACATCATCTTCAATCAGCATATCACCCGTTACGTATTTCAAAACATGGATGAAAGAAGTCAATCCTTTGTCAATATCATTCCAAACATTTTTACTCGATTTTATGAATTCGTCGATGTCACATGGAAATGTTCTTCTACATCTGATGAACTCTTTTCCTTGATCGAATAGAGAAGTTGGGATTGCTAATTCGACCATGTTATTAATGTTTATGATTCAAATCTTTAAATACTTTACTTCAAAGCCCTAAAAAAACTCGTATGACACTGGTCTCGACAAGCCGGCCGATTCTCTAACACGTTTCTCCCTGTTTGTGAAAATGTTCCATGGAGATCGCAATCTCCCCCATCCAACTTCTTGAGCTTCTACAACAGAAGCATGCAAGGTAAAGAACTTACCTGACCGATTGTTGAAGATGTGCAACTCGTCGTGTATGATCTCAAACGCATCTTCGTTAAGATCAGGACATTGAAAGAGCCTTTCCACGAGCATACTTGATGAATCCATTTCATGCCTGCCCCCTATTTCGAAACGAACGATTACATTGTCCGTGTACTCCGCCTTGAGTTGTCTAACCTGCATGATCGCTCGTCCGCGCTTCGGCGCAGATGCTTATGTCGTTTTTGGCATTTTCAGATACTTGTCAATCTTTTTTGCAATGCTTTCACAAAAACCACTTGTCGACAAAATTTCAGACCTTTTGAATAATTCGAAGGCCTCTGCCCCGCTGAAAATTTCATGATTAAGATTGTAAATCAAACCAGCTGCTTCATCATACAACTCGCTATTCTTTTGGTCAGTTTTCTTGCTTCTTTCAGATAACCAATAAAGCATGTCGGAGATATGATATGAATTGAATTTCTCATCATCGGACAAATCGGCGGCAGGCCCGTTACTTCTGATATATGCGTCAAATAGCTCGTCAGTTTCAATTTCTTCCGAGAGTTCTACTGGTCTTGATTCCGAATTGCCCACGCCCAATATTGTTCTGAGTTGTGTTATACGCTTTTGATCCTCTTTCAATTCAGAGTTCTCATTCAAAAGCTCCGAGTTACGTTTTTCAAGTGTTGCTATATATTGAGCGATAGACGTAGAATCCATTGTTATATTTTGTATGACGTGTCTTCTTAAATCTTTTTAGGTTGTCTCAAAAACCAAAATATGAACCAGCGCCACTGACTGCATCACTTACTGCATCATTGACTGCCTGTGATGTTTGTTCAATCGCCCCGGGCAGTGTGGTGTCTATGGAACCGTCATTGTTCAGCGGGGGCATTGGATCTTCGAAAGCTAAAACAGTGCCGTCGATTGTATTTGTTTCAGGCTTTCCCACAAAAACGCGTCTCCCGTCATGAGAAATACACAGATTTGCCGAATCAATTTCGGAAGTCAACTTTATGCCATACTGAATCCAATTGTTATTTTCACCAATACTTGATTCTTCGAATACAGTGTAAGAAGGATTATAATCGTCAGTTGCGTTTTTGAAGAAGTTTCCGAAAACAAGTCTTTTGCCACTTTTGGCGAATGCCATATATAAACCAATTCTTCTGTTTCCGCCAACAGCGGGATCAAATGTTGGACCTATTTGATTCCATACACCGTCACGATCTTCGAAAATTCGCACAGTACCTGCACCAGAGTTTGCCAATGTAGCAGTTGAAACGATTCGTTTTCCATCGCTTGATATAGACACTTTCATTCCCTCCTGATCATTACCACAATATCCAGTTGGTGGTGTCGTTCCAACCTGCTCCCAAGTTCCCGATTCTCCCTCTTGATAAACACATGAATACGAATTATGTCCAGGTGCACCTACTATCAATCGCGTACCGTTTGAAGACAGATCGATTGACCAACCAAATGCTGAATTTTCGTTGCCTAAAACTTCATCGCCAATTTGGTTCCAAGTTGAACCGTCATAATCATATATTTTTACACTGCCAATTGATGTCGTTTTCCCTGAAGAAAACCAACCTGTTGATTGAGTATCCGACTCATAAAATGTACTACTACCGTTTACCGAACTGCACGCCAATCTATTTCCATCTTCGGAAAGAGCTACACAAGTGCCAAAGCATTCTTCATCTCGTGTTCCGAAAATTTCGGCGATTTCGTCCCATGAGCTTGATTCGGAATTCCAATCAAATATTCTAACTTTTCCGGCATTATTTCGCGAAGACCAGCTTCCAGTATTGTGGGTGGGGGACGCGATGACTATACGTGAACCATCACCTGACATACACACGCTAAATCCGGATAGATCCATTACGCTATTGCCATCAATCGGTTGGCCCAATTGTACCCATCCCGACGATCCCGTATAATCAAACACGACAGTTGTTCCTCTATCGTTTATACTGTGGTTCATACCAGATACAATGATTCTATTCCCATCAGCTGAACATGCTGAACCATGAGACATAGATCCTATTCTCCAGGAACCGCTCGAAAGACCAGTCGGTGTTGCAACACCGAGCGATAACCAGGGGGCCTTTGTAAGCAACAGTTCAAATTTGTCAGAAATTCTATCGAGGTCATTATTGGCACCTGCCATGGATATCTGAAGACTTTGAACTTCATTTGTAAACGACGTGATGGTACTTACCTGTGTTTCAATGACATTGTATGCTGAATCCAATTCAGACTGCATGTTCGATATAGTGGCCTCGTTTTCAAACTGTACATTTGAAAGGGTCACTTCGTCAAATTCGTAATTACTCACCTGAGCTTTCAGTTCATCGATCATTTGAATTTGGTCTTCGCGCAAGGTTGAAATTCGATCTGAGAACTCGGTACTTAGCAAATAATCTCTCAACGCAGTATCGAGTTTTGATCGCAAGTTTTCTTCAATAACGGAAAACACTTTACAAGTCGGTACGACATCGGTTCGTTCATCTTGAAACTTAATATGATCTGAAATTTTGACAGCCCCGTATTCGGTGAAACTAGCTTTTGGCAAATCTTTCCATTCCATCAAGCCATTGCGATTCGCGCACACTAATATCTTCCCGTCTGGGGGGTCTTCGTCGTCTTTGTAGTAAAATTCGTTTTTTATCTCCAGTTTTTTAAACCTTACTATTCCTCCTCGAATTCGAACATTATGAATGTCTTGCGTCGCCATAGAGCCCAACCCAAGATTCTTGCGAGCGGCTACGGGATCGGGTATGTCTGACAGATTACAATCCCCCACGAGAAAACCCAGATCGTTTGAGAAACTTGATATAGCGAATGGTTTGTCAGTTAGATCTGCGTAAGCGCCAGTTGTAGCGACTTTGGCCAACCCCAAGTTAGACTTGGCCAAGTTGATGTCTGTCAAATCTGATAGATTATTTTGTTTCCGCATGAACTCGTCATTCCCTCTTAGTTGTAAAATGTCTGTCGGAATACTTGTTTGGATGTTATCTATCCGCGTGTTGAATTCATTGAGGTAATTTGACACGGCGTGCATAGATAAGGCCGTCACGTTTGACCTTGACTTGGCTTCATCGCTCAATGAGTCTGTGTCGAATTCGTGTGAGAGATAAACCGCACCAGGTGCGTTACTGGTTGCGGTGAAGTGATCCATGCTCAAAAATGTACTAGAGTTTTCAGAATTAAATGTCAAAATTTTTTGTGTGATGTTTGAACCGATATTAAATTTCAAACTCTCGACAGTCAAATTACTGCACGTCACATGATTTGAGTTCTGAATTGCTATATCTCCCAACCCCAGATTAGATCTTGCATTAGACCTTTCGATGTCTGAAACGAATTCAGAGAGTACATTTGATTTGAAAAGAAATTGCTCTCCTTCGACCAGATCTACAATATCATTCAAATACCCGATTTTAAATTCATCTATCTTTCCACCCAAGTCTGTCACGACATTTGAAAATAAAGTCATATTTGGTACATATTCATCGCTATTTGAGTCAATATATTCTTTGACGTAAACAATCCCAGGTACATTACTAGTAGCTATTGGAAATGTTGGTTTTGTAGTAATATATTTTTCACCGTTTGAATTTGAATCTATGAATACAAAACCTTGCCCGACGTGTTCTGGAAATTTAAATTCTTCGGTAACTGTGAGATTCGATATAACTACATTGTCGATGTTTTGTAAACCCAGATTTCCCAACCCCAAATTTTCCCTTGCTAATTTTTTATCTTCGATATCTGCCAGATTACTACCGCTCTAGAGGAATTGACCCAATATATCATTTGAATATACTTCTGAAAGCAATTCCGGTATGTTCGATAAGTCGTTAAAATCCCCACTGAAAGCTACCGGAGCCAATTCCTCCCTCGAGATATACTTTGCATCGTTGGAAAATCCTGATATGGGGATATCTGCCTGGTTTGAATGTAGCCAACCCAGACTCGGAATCTGAAACCACTCAGTGGTGCCGTCCGCATCAATGTTTTTTAAGAAGTAATCAGTTGATTGCAAGTTGCTAGTAGGCTTCAAAACGAAAGAATTTGCCCTGATCGACCCACCTGTAATTTTGACTTCGTTGCTATTCATAGTGGCTAGGTCGCCTAGCCCGAGATTCAAACGGGCTTCATATGGATCTGCTATGTCACCAAGATTGTTGTCGACAATGAGAAACGCCATTAAAATTACGACACAATTTTTGAATATAGTTTTATCCGCATTTAGAAACACTAAACCCTAAGACCGACTTCTAATTTCTCAACAATTTCCATTTTTCTGTTATCCATTTCGTAATTTCTTCTCCGAGAATCTGATCATGGTAACTCTGACCAGTGTTTTTATCAGGGTGATACTTTTTCAAGGCCTCGAAGTATACACGCTTCAAGTCGGTTTTATTGCACCGAGCACGTGGGTCGACATTTAGTTTTATTCGCCGTAAAAATACTTTCAAATCTGCAAGTTTCGTTAAAGATTGCATCTTTTCAAAAGCTTTCCGCTTTTGACGCATACGCCTCTTCTCTTCATTTTTCTTCTTCCGTTCTGCGATAAGCGCTTCTTCCGCATTCCGCTTACGTGATAACCATTCTATTCTTCCAATATCTTTCAGCTCCGATACGGCGGCGACCACTTCTGATTTTTCCAAGCAACCAGAAACATCAATGTCTAAATACATGGCTATCGTGTTTAATTCCTTCATGTGCAAATGTTTCAAATCGCGTGTTTCAATGATGTCCCAGGATTTTTCAACGGGATCTGGTTCCCCCTCAGAATCCGAGGACAAGACGACTACTGGTATACTCCCATCATCCATGATCTCGATGACTTCTTTCGCAGCCGGAGCACGCATTTTATCAGAAAGGACATATCCATGTGTAGGAACACCTTGTATTAAGTTCATGTATAAGACATGCCCATGCTTCAGAACCGCTTCGCGGCTATGCTTTATCCTTTTTAGGTGCCCACTACAGTCCTTGAAAAATACCGGTCCGAACGAAGCCTTGACTTTCAGACGAAGACTCTCTGCATCCACTGTAACCTCAAGGTGCTGCTTCAAGACGTGTTTCTTTGCGGCACCAAAGACCTCGTCATGACCAATGATCTTGGTTTCCGCTACATTCAGTGCGATGGGGAGTAAACCCCTGCCATCAACCGGGCGGAGGTAAAAACGTGTCTCGCATCTCTCGGCAACGCGTGTAGGTTTGTCGCCATCGCGACACCTACTATAACGAGGTTTGGTATCTCCTTGTTTGACATAGGAAGACCGGGTCCTGATACGACCGCCGCCTTCACGCGGGACTCGCATCGGCTTCGAAACAAGTGCGTGCCGTGGCAAAGTGGGAGCGCGAGTGAAGCGAGGTGCACACGGAGAGTATATTAAAATATTGATTCACAAAATCAAATACTCCGAGAATCATTCAGATTTTCAAACAACTCGCCTACTTGAATCACAAACGATTGAAATTTTGAATTTTGTAGTCTCGTTTGTCACAACCCAGATGCGCCTTGGTCATTGTGCTGATCGAACACCGGGTCGAAAGGACAGATGGTAATCACGAGTGTGACTACGCAAGAGCGCACGCGGTACAAATCCACGGGACGAGCTGAAGCGTCCGATAATTCAGATGCCACCACGTTCAGCCCCAAAACGGGCACGCCGCCATCGGGGACACAACGAAAGCGTAGCTTTGAAGCATTAACGCCTTCACCTCCTCGCGGAGCGGAAGTTATCGAGGATGTAACATGTCCGGGACATGTGAAGCGTAAGAGAAGTGTGTTTAGAACCGACCCCCGTGCATCGAACGCGAACGGAAGTGTCGGGTTGCAAGCAACACCTGACGATGCCGTTATCGAGCTCAGCCTGTATGATGCGGAACTGAGCAGAAAGCAATACGAATACCGAGCGCTACCTCGGCTAACAAAGCTGGCGAACAAGACATGGACACAATTGTACCGGAAAGAACGCGGAGTTACATGGAGCAAGAGTTACACGATGCACATGTTCAAGGACGGGTACCATCGTGACGAAACTATAGAATTCAGAGAGAACTACAAGCAGCTCGAAAGGGAAAATATAACACTCAGAGATGAGCTAAAAGCAAGTGAGGAAAAAACGAGGGGCTTGCTAAGTTTGCTGAGCAACATTGAAGGAGACATGCGCGATCTGAAGCAAGTTGTATTGGATTCGATGCGAGACGGACGCATTATCGGCTGACATTTCTTCACCCAGACACCTAAAGCAGTGGCGACCATATGTCAATATTTGAATGTAAAAAATAAACAAAACATATTATTTTACAATGATCTAATCATATTCAAATTCCGGATTCAAAATTCGGATTTTTGACATAATCCTTCGACTCTTTACCTTCGATGTAATCCACGGCAATCTTCATGAGCTGATCACAATCCGTTTGTCCCGAGTAATCTTTGTTCTGGTAGCGTTCTGCCCAGTCTTTAAACATATCGCGCACTTCTCTCGGGATCAAATGAGAATCTTTCAGTTTATTCATAGAAGGACCAACTGGCTCACCATCTGCAAAATGAACACCGCCATCCAGAAGCCTGTAAAGGATCAGATCAACCGTACGAACGATTTCCCCCTCGACAGTTTCTGCGGGACCACTGTATGGCACCAGCTGAGAAGACAACTCTCTAAACCTTATCTCAACGGCAGATTCCTCCGAAACCTCGGGGGAAGTCGATTTAGGCTTCCTCGGCCCGCGCTTTTTGCCTTTGGGCCACCCACCCTTCCTCTTCGCGGGAGGGGTCTCCTCTTCAGACGCAACGTCGGAGTCAGACGCTGCTTGAGCTTGAGCTTGCTGCTTCTCGACATAAGCATTGAGAATGTTAAGGGCCTTCATGACCTCCATGGGAAGGGGGTCCAGCTTCTTGAAGGGTCGGCCGCGCTTTTTCGGGGACCCGACTGCGGCGGTCGACGGGTCGGTCGTCGTGACGGTCTCGGAATGGATACGCTTGGGCATGTTGTTGGTCGAGTAGTTGGTGTAGTAGCTGTGCGGGTGTGTAGTTGGTTGAGCACAATTTCAACAAGTTTCATCATAATTTCGACAATTCTTCGGTAATATAAAAAATAAACAAATTCGTGCATACGTTGCGCTCCTTTAGTGATTCGCGATTCGCGATTTGTGATTTCAGTTTTTTTTCCATTTTTTTGTTTACTTTATCAAAAGCTATTCGCGTGTTTGACGAAAGTACTGATTGATAAAGATTTCCGGAGTCAAAAATGGCGATTTTGAAAACCTTTCTTCGTCCTTGAAAAAAAAACTGAAATACTTTTTGAAAAAAAATGGCTTGTGCTTTTTTTTTTGATGAGGAGGAGGAGGGAATATTTCATCGAGTTGTTAAATAATTAAAAATAGAGTTGATAATAATACA